AGCCACTAGTATGTATCTTAAATGCTAAAGCTAAAAATAGCTTATTGCAAACTACTGAGATGACTTCTAGTGACTATAACACTGTTAAAGCTCTAGTTGGTGGTCAGCTAAACACTTTCCTTGGCATGGAGTTCTGTCGCACAGAGCTAGTTCGTCAAGATGGTTCTAGCTATGATCGTGTTATTGTTATGCCTAAGTCTGCAATTAAGATGGCTGTAGCCTCTGACATTTCAGCCAAGGTTGAGCAAATTCCTCACAAATTCTACAACTATCAAGTTCTTGCCGAAATGTCTGCTGGTGCAGTCCGTATGTGGGAAGAAAAGATCGTTGAGATCAAATGTGATCCATCATAATAATTAGGAGGTAAAATAATATGGCTACTACAAAATCAGCTACTCTTACATTGATGGATGCAACTCCACGCTTACGCTTAGAGAGAAGTATTATCAATGCAAAATCACGTGTCTTTGCTGACACCGTATCAGTTGCAGCAGCAGACTTTGATGCAGATGGTGACATTGTTTATGTCGCTGAAGTTCCATCAAATGCTAAAATCATATCCATTAAGTTGTTTAATGATGATCTTGACTCAGGAACAGACACAGCACCAAACGTAGGTATCTACAACGGAGCTACTAAGTTTACTGATTCAAATGCTACATCTTATGCAGCAGATGGGTTGATTGACGAAGATGCTTATGCTTCTGCGATTACAACTCTTCAAGCAGCTAACACTACTGGTGTAGAGGTTGCATTTGAAGCAAGAAATATCAACGCTATCGACAATTACGTATGGGAAGATGCTGGATTACCAGAAGATCCCGGAGTAAATCTACGAATTGCACTTACACAAACTGCTACAGTTGCAGGTGCGCAATTAGGAGATATTACCGCAGTTGTTGAATATGTTGAAGAATAATTTTCCTTTAACAGAGGATTCTAACTAAACTGGTGTTAAAGGGGCATAAGACTTGTATTTTATGCCCCTTTTTCTTACATTATAGATTATGGCAAGTGCAACAAGTATAGCGAATGGAGCGTTAATTAAGTTAGGACAAGACTTAATCAATGCTATTACAGACACAAATAGCAAGGCAGCCCGTATTTGTAATGAGCGATTGCCTAATGCTAGACAAGTAGTATTAAACTCAGCACCTTTTAATGGTAGCGTAAAACGGGTAACGTTAGCCTCTACAGTTAATACTCCTGAGTTCTTTTACACAAATGAATTTCAATTACCTTCAGATTGCTTAACTCTTATTACAGTTGAGCCACAATACAAGGACACAGACTACGCACTAGAAGGTGATAAGATATTATACTCAGGAACAGAGCTTAATATCATATATGTTGCCGATATTGTTAATGATTACAATAAAGTTGATCCATTAGTGCAAGAAGCTATTAGCGCATATTTAGCAAAAGACATTGCATATATTATCACTAACGATAATCAGACAGCTAATAGAATGGAAGAGATATACGAAAGAACTCTCCGTAAAGCTATTTCAAGAAACAATAAGCAACTCAAAAGATTAACTTTTGAAGGGACAGATTGGCTAGATGCTAGATTAGTAGGTGGCTATCCTTCAACATATCCAAAAGTCAACTAATGAGAAACAAGACAATCAAGAACTCTTTCTCTTCTGGTGAAATTAGCCCACTTCTTAGAGGTAGGACTGATATACAACAATATGCAGAAGGGGTGGAAGAATTAAGTAATTTCTTGATTCGTCAACAAGGTGGCATTTCTAAAAGACCGGGAACTAGATATATAGGCGAGGTCTTAGATCAAACTAACGGATGCCGATTGCATAGATTTGTATTTAATAATGAGACAGCATATGTATTAGAATTAACTAATACTAAAATACGCATTCTAAAAAACGAAGATTTTGTAAAAGAGGGTGATGTTACAATCACTGGTGCTACTCAAGCAAATCCAGTTGTGGTTACTGCAACATCTCATGGATATACAGATGGCGATATAGTTACAATCTCTAGTGTCGGTGGAATGACTGAAATTAACAATAGGGAGTTTATAGTAACAAACTCAAATCCTAATGATTTTGAATTATACGATATAGCAGGTAATGCTCTTGATGGAACAGGATATAGCACTTACACGACAGGTGGTGTTAGCAATAAGCATATTGTTTTTACAACACCTTATTCTACAACTGATATTGAGGGTCTTACTTTCGCACAAACTAATGATGTCCTTTATGTAGCCTCTGAGAGCTACGCACCAAGAAAGATTACTAGGACTAGCGATACCGCATGGAGTATCGCAACAATGGATTATAAAGATGGTCCATACGGTGCAGAGAATACAGGAGATACCACACTTACACCTGCTGCCACTACTGGAACAGGAATAACTTTAACCGCTTCTGCCGATACATTTGTTTCTACAGATGTAGGTAGACACGTAAGATTACACCACACTGCTGCAAGTCCAATTGTAGGTTGGGCTAAAGTCGCTAGTTACGTGAGCGCAACAGAGGTAACTATAGATATAGAATCTGACTTTGGTAGCACATCTGCAACTAATGTATGGAGATTAGGAGCATGGTCAGAAACTACAGGTTACTCAGGCACAGTAACATTCCATGAAAATCGTTTATTTTTTGGTGGAACTTCTGTTGAGCCTTCGACATTTTGGGCATCCAAAACCGATGACTATAACAATTTTGAGCCTACTGGGACTGACCTTACTGTATTGGATAATAACGGACTTAGGTTTCAAATAGCATCCGAACAAAGTAATTCTATCCAATGGATGAGATCAGGTCCTATTTTATTCATAGGAACTAAAGGAGGTCAGTATGCAGTAAGATCATCAGGTGCAGCTATTATCCCTTCTGATGTGAACGTTTCTCGTCAAAATGGTTACGGTGCTTCAATCATAGAACCATATTTAATTTCCAATAGTTTAATATATGTAGATAGAACTACACGTAAAATAATGGAAATGGTGTATAATTATGACACCGATAACTATGAATCGCATGAGATTAGTGTAATTGCTAATCACATATTAAGGCAAGGTGTTAGAGCAATATATACATCTTATAGGCAATCACCTGATAATGTAATATGGTATGTGCTAGAGTCGGGGAGACTTGTAGGTATGACATATCTCAAGGAACAAAAACTTATAGCATTTCATAATCATGATGTTGGTGGAAGATACGAAAGCGAAACGGTGTCCAGTGGACTACTCATTGAGGGAGAAACATACATCATTAAGTCTGCAAGCGGAGGGGCTGACTTCACTACTGTTGGTGCTAGTTCTAATACTATTGGTGTTGAATTTACTGCTACTAATATCACTCCTACTTGGGGAACTGGATCTTTGGCAAGAATTACAAATGCTGAAGCCAATGCAATCACAACAGTCCCAAGTGCCTTAGAGCAAACTGATATTACATATATAGCAGTCAGAAGGACAATTAACAGTAGCACTAAGCAGTATATAGAATATTTTACAGATGATGAGTGGGCTGACCATGACCAAGATAAAGATGATTTCTTTTTCCTAGATAGCGGAAGGTCGTATGATGGAACTGCTACTACTACAATTTCTGGTCTATGGCACTTAGAAGGTGAAACAGTATCTATTGTTGGTGATGGAGCAAAGTTGCCAGATGAAACAGTATCAGGTGGTCAAATTACTGTAGATGAGTCAGTAGAAAAAGCATCTGTAGGTTATAGTTATACAGCTTCATGTAAAACATTACCTTTGGATTTACAGGGAGATATTGGCAGTTCTCAAGGGTCTTTAAAGCGTGTATCAAAGGTAATTGTAAGAGTATGGAACTCATTAGGATGTCAGGTTGGAGAAAAGACTACAAATTTAGATGATATTGTATTTAGAGAGTCGGATGATAGGATGGACTTATCACCTCCATTATTTACAGGCGATAAGACAGTTCTAACCAATATGGACTACAATACAGAAGGTGGAATGTATATTCAGCAAGATAAACCTTTCCCTCTTAACCTTTTGTATGTAACATATGAAATAAGGAGTAATTTATAATGGCTTGGCAATTAGCAGTAGCACAAATAGCAGCAACAGTTGGCGCAGGAGCAATGGGAGCAAGTTCTTCCAAGAAACAAGCTAAAGCGCAAAAGCAAGCAGCCTACGAGGAGTCTAAAAGGTTAAGATGGAATGCTGCCGAAGCACTAAGGGCTGGTCGCATTAATGACCTAGCATTTGCATATAATATTGATGCAAGTAAGTTAGCAGCAAATTACAATGAGCAACAACTCAGAAAAGAAGCAGCTTATACAGAATGGCTAGGTGCAGCAAATGAATCTGCATCACGTAAAGCCAAACGTAGATTTTATGGTTCTCAGGTAGTAGCAGCAGGAGCATCCGGTGTAGCAATCTCCGGTAGCACTAGAGATGTTATGATAGATACCGAGAGGGAGATGGAAGCTGAGATACAAGCCAATGCTTATAACTCTCTACGTCAAGCAGATAAGTTAAGAGCGCAAGCAGATATTACAAAATTTCAAGGAGAGAATGAGGCATGGAATTTAGCATTCCAGAGAAAAGAAGCTAAAAGACAATCTAAGCTAGAATCAGAAGATTTAAGGTGGAGAGCAAAAGTCGCTGAAATGGGAGGTCAATCTGGTGCTTCTGCTGCTAAAACACAAGGATATGCAACTATCTTAAATACCGCATCATCCGTTGCAAGTATAGCAAACCAACAGTGGGGTAAATAAATCATGGCAAAGATACCAACATACGAATCTAAGCAATTAAGCGGTGTAAGCGGTGTAACGCAAATGCCAGCAATGAAACGTGCCATGACTCAGGCTTTTAAGAAGTCTAGTAATATTAAGGCATCCGACTTCTATCAAGCAGCAGGAGATCAGGCTATGGCTAATGCTTTGGGTAATGTGGCTACTGTAGTAAATAAAGCAGTAGTGCAAAGATTAGACCAAGAGTACAGGGAAAAGCGTGACTTGATGATCAGAGAGCATGAAAAGGCGGCAGAAAGCTTTAATGATAGAGATGCTCTAAATAACTACAGGAAGTTTAGTCAAGACAGTAGAGGTGTTTTTACGGAATCTGGAAATAAAAAAATAAGGAAGAAATTAGAGGCAGATTACGAAAATCTAATACACAAGGGCGAATTGCAAACTGCACAAAAGGCTACAAAAGCCATGAATGCAGAGTTCTTTTCAGAAGCAGATACATATCAAAAGAAATTATCTGCTGATGTTGCTCAGGGTAAGAAAAGTTCTGAAGAGGCACAATTGTTTATGTCAGAAAGACTAGCAGAAGGAGCAAGAAATAAGTTTGCAACAGAGGCAGTCTATCAAGAGTCTATGAAAAATTCCATTAAGGAATTTGATAAATCAGAGCTTATACACCTTGCTGACAATGTTGACACTAATGATAAGTTAAGTATTTTGAGGGAGCAGTCTAAGAACTATTCTGCTAGTATTGGTGTTCTTGAAGCTCAGGCAATTATAGGTAGGGGAAAGACAAATCTAAAACAAGCCAAATTGGATTACTATAATGAGAATATTATAGACTTTCAAAGAGGATTATCTGCATATAAATTAAATCCTACCCCGGAAGCAAGACAGGCATTGGAGGAAATGGCTAAAATGTTCCCTGATGCACACGTAGATAATGCTATGGTTAATATAGAGTTCATTGAGGATTCAGAGGAATTTAAGCAAGAGCTATTAGCAGCTACTACAGCAGAGGGCAGAGATAGGGTATTAAAGAAGTGGCAGGATGACCCTACTAAACTTCCTAAAATCAAAGAGAAGTTAAAACAGATTGCTAATGAGATTACAACAGAAGCTAGGCAGTTGGGATTAGAAATAAGCAAAGAGAAAGAGTTAAAATTATCTCAAGATTTGAATGAATTGATAAATAATCCAACAGAAGAAAAATATGAATCTGCTAAAAAGAGCGTAGATAATTTTGATAAAAACTCTAAAAACAAAGCATTGCAGGTCTTGGAGTCAGCTTATTATAAGGGCTTATTTGAGAAGGATATACAAAAGGCAAAGACACCGGAAGAGAGAGAAGAGATTTATAATATATATAAAAACACTCCGGGGCTATATGCTGGAACATCAGAGGATTTAAAGAGAGTATATACTGCCGTAGAAAAAGGATTTGAAGGTCAGAAGTCCCTACTAAAGAAAAGGCACATTGCTGAAACTAAGTCTAATTTAGGTAGCTT